AGGTATAGAAGTTCGCCCAACAACTCCGTCAAGCCACGCCCCCATTATAACGGTGTTAGTATTTGCTGTTTTTGCAAGTGTTAAAGCCCCAGTTGTGACTGGTACTCTTGATAATGTGTTTATTACATTGTCATTGTCTGTGTCTGTACCTGTAATTTCAGGTGATGCACAAAAATAGCCAAACCCTGAACCTGCGCTCGTTGTGGGTATTATTTTATTTACCCATTCCGCCCCGTTATACCCAAGATATTCATCTGTGGCAGGTGTAGCAACAGTCACAGTTGACCCACCTAACTGTAGTACGTTACCCGTTCCAGCCGAATCATATGTTTTATTTGTTAATGTGTCTGTTGTTGCTTTACCAACTAGTGTATCCGTCGCAACTGGCAAGGTTATAACCGATGTACCAGATACAGCCGTTCCTACCAATGAAGTTGTACCCGAAGTTGTCCCCGAAAGTGTAATCCCTTCCGTTCCAGCAATTACCCCCGTTGTATCCGCTATAGTTACAACACTGTCCTGAACTAATTTTCCTGTAGTTGCATCGAATCTTGTCACGGCGTTGTCTGTTGCTGAAGCTGGCCCAACAACGGCCCCGTCTATGTTAGTCTGTATTATATTGTAATCTGCACCAACTGCTGCCTCTGTTCCACCTGCTGAAATAGTGTTACATATAATACTATCGTCTATTTCAACGACTATACCCGATGCTCCACCTATTTTCCCTGCAACGCTTACTTTATATACGTCCCCTACAACGGCTGCTGGATAATTAGGATTACTAGAACAATCAATTACACCTTTATAATCGAATAAACCTGTCACGGCTGCGTCAATTTGACTATCTACTTTAGACGCTGAATATATGTTAGTTGTTGTTGATGATGCGTCACTTATTACGACCGCTGAATCTTGTATTAATTTACCTGTTGTTGAGTCAAACGTAGCTATACCATTGTCTATTGCTGAAGCTGGCCCTGACACGTCACCAGGTCCACCTGGCACACTTCCAGGAACGGCCCACGTTCCACCTGAATGCAAATATTTTCCTGCTGCTGCATCTCCTGCTGCTGGGGCAGGGACTGAACCTTTACGCCCACCTAACCCGGAATCACCTTGAAATTCCCGAGCTGCTCCAAATATATTACCTCCACTAGTTCCTGGCATTAGATAACCTGCCTTCTATTGAACCAGATGTATATTCTCCAGTCTTTACACCGAACCGATATTGAGCTCCCCCAGGTTGTATGTCCCAGCCTTCAAAATCTGTGGTAAATGTGTCAACATCTCTCCAAGAATCGGAAGAGTTGAAACGTCTTTGTAGTGTTACGATACCAACAAAGGCCGTTGATATAAGACTAAAATTAAAGCGTTCATTTATAACTAATTCGTCACTGAATGTGTTTTGTGCGGATATGGCAAGTTCAATTGGGTCTGACATGTGTAAAAATACCTCCTAAGGTTATACTAGTATTCTACACTATATGATACCAGTTATCCACAAGTTATCAACAAGTTATCCACAGGTTAGAAAGCCCCTGCCTCTTTTTTATCGGCCATTAAGCCAACATCTACCCCGTCCATAAACATATCTACTTGATCGTCGTATTTATGGTTCATTAGTGGCGTAAACTTCCTTATTTCATCCTTCAAGTCAGATAACCATTCTGCTTCTTCGGGGAGATACACCTTCCCAGATGCTACATACGGCACTGTATCCATGGCCCGTGTTACTTTGTCTGTGTTACGTTGCACAGGGAATATATTCATATCCTTCTCTAAACTCTGCACTAAATCCGTACCGCTTGACTTATCCTCAATATATACCCACCTTAAACGGCCTTTGGATGCAGAGGCATGACTATGTTTATTATGAAAATCTATCAATACTTTCCTAAGGTCTGGGGATTCCCATTTGCCCTTTATAACGTCAAGTAAATACAATTTACCATCATATACACCCCAACACCCGAAGGCTGACCTATCATTGTATTCTTTTGTCTTCTGGGCCGTATCTCCCGTGATAAACCTATACTCAAATTCAGGCGGTACGTCTTGGTTGTAATACTGCCACCATTTATCTTTGAATATACCACCACCCAATGGGGACGGCCTCTGGTCATATTGGCTAGCTGTGGTGTACGGGTCACTCTCTCGCATTACACTCAATAGTTCTAATGTGTGCTTATACGGCCACAGTGCGCCATTGGGTAAAGTATGCTTAATCTGGATCCCATACTCGTACTCGGAGAAGTATTGGTACTGCTCTTGTAACTCCGCAGGTAATACAAGATGGTGCCATTTTTCACCTGTTCCCCCCTGCAATAGGAAACCCGTAGGGTCCTCCTCATGCAATCTTTGCATAATTAATATGATCGGAACGTCGTCATGTGCTAATCTTGATTTAAGGGTGTTAGTTATTCGGTTGTTTACTCTGTTTCTCTTCGCATCACTATAGGCATCGTCAGGTTTCAATGGATCATCGATGACAATAGCCCCACTAAATCCCTCGACCATTCGCCCCGCTCTAAAACCTGTTATGGTTCCCCCTGAAGCAACGGCTAACATCCCACCGCCCTCTTCTGTGAACCATGATTTTTTGGATTGGTTGTCTTTTCTCAATATTAGTGGCCACATGTCTTGATACTCGTCACTTAGTACAATGTCTTTGATTGTAAGGGAGTTCTGTAGGGCTAGGCTGTCTGCATAACTAGTATGTATGAATTTGGCCGCTGGGTTGATTGCTAGGCCCCTCGCTATAAATGCAAGTACGGCCATTTCTGTTTTAGTGTAGCCAGGGGGTATGTTTATGATGAGTCTCTTTATCTCGCCCGTGAAAACCCTGTCTAATGTGCCAGCTATCACTTGATGATGAGGGTTAACTATAAATGGGGTCTTCTCTCTATGTTTAAAAAAGTATCTTGTGAAAGCTATATGCTTTTCTTTACATTGCTTGGCAATATACGCCTTTTCTTTTATATCCATTAGAACTCGGATTCAAAATGTGATTTAAACCTGTCGAGTTCTTCTTCTGTGAGTGTGATATCAGGAATATTACCCTGTGTGACACCCTGTGCACTCCCCTCTGGGGATATGAGGCCAAGATGTTTATATAGTAACTCAAGTATCTTAGTAGCCCCCTTGGTGTCCATCGTATACTCACCCGTTGGGTGGCCTCGCTTATCTACTACAGGTATAGGCTGTATACATTTGTCGTATAAGTCTAATGTACGTAATAGCACGTCTTCACGGGTAACATATACATCCCGTATAGCTTGCCGTCTTAAGTTTAGATACTGCTTTACGTTACTACTAGTTATTAATGCCTTGCCCCGTTTCTTTGTGTTCTCTTCATAGGGGTAAACTTTAGATATGGCAACAGATAAGGACAAACACTTTAAGTATTCCTCACAGAATTTAAATTCATCGTCGGTCAACTTATCCTGTGCTTGTTTTATTTGAGTCTCAGTATCAGGGGTAGTTTCTCCGATGTCTAGTTTAAAATCGATCTCGTTATTGTCCATTTTATCCTTTTTCATCCATTATATCCGATAATCTCTTCTCTATACTTAACACCGCTTTGTCTACCTCAAACCAACCTGCTTTTATCTTACTTTTAAACTCTCTTATGTTATGGTGTGCGGCTAGTGTTCTTTCCATATCACTTATTAGTATCTCTATTTGTGCATCCAAGTGTATGACTATGATATCAATTGTCTTTTCGTTCTGCTCTATTCTTTCTCTAATACTAGATATATTATTCTCTATCTCAGCTATTCTGTGTTCCATGCATCATTTTAAACCGCTCGTCATGTCGTGCGGCTATCTCCCTTTGATTGTCTAATGAGTGAGCTAGTGCGTCTATTGACTGCCTTAATTTGTTTAAATCTTCACGTAGCGGCTGTAACGTCTTAGTGTATAGTGATTTAATGTCTTTATCATAAGTTTCTTTGGGTATGTATCGAGACGTTGCGTCAGCTCTAAGTTTATTATATAGAGTAAAACCGAATATCATACTCGGCATGTTTATCATAACAAGTATAGCAAAGATGCTTGATACCCCTAGCTCTTTTAATAGAGTAATGAAAATACTTATACTCATTAGTAACCATACCCCCAGAAAGTATTTCGCTCTCTGTCTACATCTAAGTGATTGAACGTCATACCTACGCCTACGCCTACGTATACCGTCTTCTCTTCATAACCCCAACTATCTAACATCATCAACATTTCAGATGAGTTTATAGCCATCTCTATTAAGTCCCTTACTTCTGAGCCTGTGTATACACCCCCCTCGTGTTTTTCACACGTGAAGTCAACCGCTCTGAGTGTTGGGTTAGTGTAGTCACAAAGATGCCTAGACTCCCAGGGGATTAAATCCAATAGCGTTTTAGTACCTAATCCATTGCCCAAGGTACGTAGTTTATTTTCTTTTTCAAGCTTTCGATATAAGTCAACATGTTGCTTAACGGTTCTGGTAGTATCGTTGATGTGTATAGGTGCGCCCGTCTTAATACGTAACCACTGCATAATGAATAGTAAACGTTTGTCGGGCTGTACCCATCCAAACTCACTAAGTTTAAAATTTGCGCTAAGTTGTTCATTAATCATACTATTATAATAACATACTGTAATATTAAACGGCCATTTGATTTTATTATATATGTGTACTATGCTTGGAATACGCAGTATGTCCCTAATACATACGGATTTAGTGGGAAGTAAAATACCTACTAAAAGTGTAAAAAAACTTACACAAATTCTTGTAACTTCTCTGTAACCTGGCTAAAAAAATTCGACCTCAAATCTGTAACTTCTTTGTAACTTTGTAACCTGAGCATTAACAACCACGAGATAATGTTTTTCCAATTCGACCGTGAGAGAATTTTCAAAAACACGTCAAAAATTAAAGTTTTTACCCTATTGTATTTTATTTTATTTGTGTATATACCTATTGTTTGTGTTTCAATTGTCCATATAGTGTTTATTGTCTCATTTGAGCTTTTTGAAAAGTTACAAAAAAACTTTAACCTAGGGACTAGCTCTGTTATGTTCATTTCTCATAAATAGAGGGGGATATTACTACTCAAAAGGGGTACGTCAAAAACTCCAGCTATTTAGTATAAAATATAAAAAAACATTTCAAACGTGTTAAATAAGGCCCTATATATGAGGGTTTTGTAACTTTTACCCCCCTTCCCAAGTTACGGTCGAATTTAGCTATTTTTGACCTCAATATAAATAGGTGTAACTTGTAACTTTGACTTATTTTTTGAGAGAAAAAACCCTTTTTTATTTGGCCTATATAAAGTTACAAGCCTATTTTTTGGTGTTTTCCCTATTAAAAACTTTACAAAACACGTTTTTCGGAGTATAAATCCTCAACCTGTCAAGTACTATTTTAAATATCCAAATTTTCTTTCAAAAAGTGAGGTAGGGAGAGTAGTAATGATAGGAATAATAGAGTCATTCAAGTGAACAACCCTAATCTTATCCCAATTCCCTTTATTATTAATCCGATATACAATTTTATTAATCCGCTCTCTTCTCTCTAATTTACGCATATTAAACCCCTCTCTAGTGTTTAGTTGTGATTAAAGTCATATTCAATACCTATATTAACCTCTATATCCTCCTCTAATCCCCATATTGATCGTCTAGCTAGTCCACATAGCCTATTAACTTTATCTTTCAAGCTATCGGACATATAGACCCCCTCTATTATTTTCTCCTTTGCCAGCTCTATTGTATAAAAGTCTAAAACGTATCTAGTTGTTTTCTTATCTCTCATTTAAATACCTCCTTTACGTATGTATACCCTTAGTTAAATAAAATCAAACCTATGAGTTTTAAAATACTCTTCGGCGACCTTAACTGAGTCTGTATTAAGAGTAACACGGATAGTTATATCATTAATATCAACAATGGAAAGATGGTTTGGTTTGTAGTGTTCATATATTGCAAAGTCGTCGCCTAAGTGAGCAACAAAAAATAAATCATTATCGGGGGCTTTAACTACGAGAATGTCATCTTCAATGTTTTCTATATCCTGCCTAAGTCTGTTTAACTGTTCTTTCGTGGGTTTTACCATATTATTTAACTCCTCTTAATCTCTTCTCTCTAGACCTATATTATCTCATTCAAGATAGTGTGTCAACAAAAAACGTCAAAAAGGGCAAAATAAAAACCTAAAAAACAAGATTTTCGAACAGAAAAACTCTAAAAACGAAAACTTGACAAGAAAAACGGTCAAAAAAACAGGAGAAATAAACGTGGTTATTAGACGAAAAGGTCTTTTAGATGGGAATAGAGCGTATATTTTAGGTATCTTGAGAGTACTATTATCTTGAATTAGATAGTGATAGA